TTTACCGCCACGATTCATTTCAGCTTCACCGCCACGATTCATTTTAAGAGCCTTTTTCATATCTTTATCAGAAATAGCTCGTAAGTCTTTTTCTTTTTTACCCTTACTAGCTTTCTTAAGTGCTATGTCAAATAATTTGTTTCTTGTCTTTATCTGACATCGCTCTTCCTCTATTCGTTCCTGGCATTATGGTCTCCTTAAACTTTTTTTGGCGTCTGTCATAGATCCACCGTTCTTTTTCTTTTTCATAGAAGAGTTTTTCATGTGAGTTCCATCGGGCATCGTGTGATATCCTGGTGCACCTCCGTGAGACATTCTTCTACGGTTAGCGTTACCGCCCATCATTTCTTCAAAATTAGCTCTATTCAACATTACTGACCTCTTGAGTCGTTGTCTGATTTTCTAACATCATTTAGTATATCACGATAATCTTTGCGCATAGTACTTTTTTCTTTCATAAGTGCTTCTTCTCTTTCTTGAGCAATTTTCATTTCTGCTATTGCTTCTGTAGATTGAATCTTAGTCATGTCGATTTGTGCTTTTACCATATCGCTTTGAGCTTTCTGTGCGATCTCTTGTTCTTTAAGTTTTACAATAGGATCGATGTTAGCTTCCGCCATAGCTTCCGCCATAGCTTTTGCTTGACCAGTAACTTGTTGAGTAGCTTGTGATGCCATTCCTGCTATCTGGTTCATTATTTCTGGAGGCATTTGACCGTCTTCCATTGGAGGTAAAGGCTGACCCATTGCTTGTTCAATTTGCTGTTTATATAACATAGCTTGATGCTCTTGTATGTTAGCAGATATTGCTGTTAATGCAACTTTGTTTTGTGCTATCATTGGGTTCTGTGCAAAATAAGAATGCGATGTTATATAAGCATCATGGTTTTGAAACTCAAAGGCTTTTATAGGTTTGCCTGTCATTGCTGCTTGTTGTTCACTTATAGGGTCACGTGGTGGCACTTCAGCTTGAGGGGGTAAAATTAGTTCTATGTTCTTAACTTCTAGGGCTTCGTACATTCTTCTATAGGCTTCTCGTAAATCGTGTATTTGTGGTGCTGCTTGTGCCATTTGTAATTCTTGTTGAGCTAACATAACACGTTGTGCCATACTAAAGATATTAGGGTCACTAACAGGAAGCACATCTATTCTGTCATCAAAGTCTGTTGCTTTTATTTCTCTACTTGCTCCTGGTACATCGTAAGGATAAACAGGGGGTAAACTTTTAGAAAAAATGTCGGCTAATAGCTTAAATTCCTTCCTTTGAGCGAAATGTAAGCGTTTATGTATAGCTGACATCACTTTTGTACCGCGTTCTAACATAGCCACAGTTGTGCCTACAGGTAACTGTTGAGAGCCTATATCACCTACATTCATGTCTGCAATAGACGCAAAACGACGTCCAGACTCAATAATAACACCTAATAACTGACTTAATACGCTACTAGGCTCTTTATAGGGTAAAGGCATCAATGCATCACGAATTACCCCACCTGGGACATCAACATCTCTAAATTCACCTGGTCTTAAGTGGTGTATCTTCACCTTGTACACGCATTCCACGTGCTTTAAAGCCTGCAGGTAGGTTACTTAGTGTACCAGCGTCAATTAATTGGCGTAAAATTGATGTAGCGGACTTAGTAAGCCCTCCAATCATGTGAATTAAGCCAAAACCGTAAAAACCGAGACCTGGGAGGAACTTATAGTGTATAAAATACTCTTTTTTGTTGAATAATGGGTCATTTTCAGACCAATTACGTCGTATAGAAAGGATTTCACTACTATCTTCAAGGATAGTAACCACATAAGGTACAGCAAACCGTTATCACCGTCTTCTTCAAGCTCTAAATTAACGTGGAGCTCTAAAACAGTGTATTCATCGTAGTCTGTTATAGGTCTAGATAAACCTTGAAGCTCATCTATCTTTTCTTTTGCTTCATTGTAGTCCATATCTAGGGGCTCACCGACATCGGTTTGCCTATATGTCCCTGAGAGCATCATTTTCTTTAAATCATTGCCTGTCATACTCATAACGTGAGTAAATCTAGGGCTGGTTTCTAAATCTGTGGTTTCGTAAGCTACAACTAGGTCTTCTGCTTTCACTAATCTACTGGTAGCTCTACCTAGTAAGTTATCGTAATAAACTTTTTTAAATGCAGAACCAGCTAAAGGTAGATAAAATAACAAGCTGTCCATTTCAGGGTCATACTCTTTCATGACATCACAGATTTGATAATTCATGAACTCTTTAACTCTGGCTGATTGTTCTAAAACTTCTGGGCTTTCATTTCCCATGACTCGAGTTTTGACTGGACCGCCTGCTGGTAAAAGTTCTTTATAGGCTTGTGCTTGAAACTGTGTAACAGCTTCCGCTAATAGTGGATGATTTACGCCTGTGGCTCCAGGAAAAGGTTGATCACGTTCTTCAACTTTAATGCCTAAAAGGTCTAGCCCTTTAGTAAACACCTCAAGCCAATCTTTACGTGAGTCTTTGTCCTGTTCATATGCATCTAATAGCTCATTCGCTAGTGTGTTAAGCGAGGAGGAATCTAGTACCTCAGCAAGATTAGCTTGATGTTCGTTTACTATAGCTTCTTCTTCATCAAAAAGGGGAACCATTTGTCCGTCTGCTCCCATTTCAAAAGCAGGTGCCATTTGACCACCAATATCCATTTCTTCTGGAAGCTCAACTTCCATAGGTTGTTGCATTTGTTCTGGTGCAACTTCCATTAAAATATCTTGTAGGGGATTTTGTTTTTCAATTGCCATGGTTAATAGTAACTTATTTTCCGTCTAGGATATAGTTCTTCTTCCTCATAATCGCTCGGTAGTTTTACGAACCCACCTTGCCTGAATCTTAATAATGCTTGAGTAGTCGAATCTACTAAGTCATCGTGATCTCCAGCAGGGAAAGCAGCACATTCTTCTCTAACTTCGTTAGCCCATTTAGTGTCTGGTGCCCAAACCATTCCTGATTCAAATAATGGAGCAGCAGCATTAACTCTAGCTACCTTATCATTTCCTTTTGATGGAGTAAAGTTTTGTACAGGTATACCTATGTTTCGTAATTCTTGTGTAAGTGGAACTCCACTGGCTTTAGCTTCTATAATAACACAATCAGGTGTCCATTCGTGATACTGTTCTAGAGCTATAGCTTTAAGTTCAGGAAAAGAATACTTACCTTTAATACAGTCTAGTAAAATAATATGGGAGATAAACCATTATAGAAGTCTTCCCCTATTTTACCTTCAGGGTAAAATACTCCCCAAGTAGTAATAGCAGAATAATCCGCCATCTGACTTTTTAAGAAAGCTGTGTCGTAACTTTGTATTAAGTAGTCACATGCTGGTGGTTTTTCTTTTTCCCATTCGTTCCACCATTCTCTTTTTATTAATGCACCTTCTTCGGAACTTGGGTTCTGCATGTACTGAGCGTGCCACTTTGGTCCGCCACGTAAACTAGCCTTAACACTTAGGATCTCTTCTAGTTTCCAGAACTCTGGCCATAGTGGTTTACCACTAGGCAATATAGCTGGTAGTTCAATTAACTCCCACTGGTCTGCCTTTGGATCTCGTGCTGCATCTTTTAATAATTTACCTGTTAGGTCGTTGATGTTCCAGCGAGTCATAACTATGACAATCGCTCCTCCTGGTTGGAGCCTCTGCCTTGGTCCTGAAGTATACCACTCGTAAGTATCTTCCATGGACTTTGGGTTCATGGCATCTTGTTCAGAATGAGGGTCATCAATAATAAATAGATCCGCTCCCCTTCCTGCTAACGCACCCCCTACACCAGCTGCATAGTACTCGCCCTTTAGTTTTGCGTCACGCCTGTCTTGGGTTTCCCATTTACCTGCTGCTTTTGAGTCTGGGTTAATTAATACATCAGGGAAGATCCTTTGAAAATCTTGCGTTAACATTAAGTCACGAATCTTTCTACCGAACTTAACTGCTAAATCTGCGGTGTGAGTTGCTTGTAGTATTTTTAAACTTGGGTTACGTCCTACTAAGTAAGCAGGAAAGTAATGAGAAGCAAACTCACTTTTCGTGTGCCGTGGTGGCATGTTGATTATAAGCCTTTTGATTTTACCTGTAGCTATGCGGTCAAACGCGTCAGCCATCTTCTGATGATGAGCACCGCCAATGAACCCTGGCCATTGACTTTTGACGAAAGGTAAGAACCCACTTTGTGCTGTTTCAACAACTTCTATTTCTTGTAACCTTTCGGCTAACTCTAAGTGTTCCTTGAGGACATCCTCAGGTAGTTGTGCTAATAGTTCTTTTTTCAATTAGTTTCCCAAATTTTCAAGAATCTTAGTCGACTTAACATATTCCCCTAATTCTCGACTTGCCTCTCTATACGCATTATACTCAGGAGTGTCGTAGTTTTGAGCAGAAAAATTAACATTTAGTTCTGTGTCATTTGCGTTTTTTAGTAATTTAGCTAATTTAGGGTCGCCCCTAACTGTAGATTTTACGTTTTCCATTGTGTTGAGAACATTTTTAATATAACTGTCGCTAGTAAGTATTTCAAACATTTCTTTTTGAACTTCTGGAGCATAGTCAGTTATTACTTCTTTAGCCTCCTTAACAAAAATTTTATTAATTTCTAAAGGAGAAAGTTTAGAGACATCAAAGTCTTCTGATAGTCTGTACATAGTGTTGCTGATAGGATATGCTAGGTCGGTTTCTAGTACATTTGGATTTTTTAAATCTTTTGCTACATTCCCAAGTATTTTAAAAACAGAATTTGAGCTAACATTTAGGATGTCACTACCTACTAAGTTAGGTATGGAAGGTGTTAATTTAGCCACACCTCTTAAAACAGGTGGTTTTACTAATTTACGACCTGCCATTATAAGTGGATCAGAAAAAGGTGCGGCAAGAGCAGCGAGACCCATTCCTTGCATAAGGTTTCTTTTAGTGGGGTCGACAATATCTTCTACTTTTTCCGCTACTTCTTTACTAGAAGTTTTAGCTATAGGGTTAGCGTATCTCAGTAAAGGGGGTACTCCTGCTAATGTCCCCATAACTGCTGCTGTTCCTGTGTTGCCTTTATTGTATTCTCCTATAGCGTCCGCACCTAAAATACTAGACTCGGTTAATGCTGCTCCAGAACTAACTTTAGGAATTCTGCCAGCACTAGTCGCCATTAAACTTAAATCCATAAGCCCTAAATCTGAGACACCTGACTTAAACATATCGCTTATAGGTCTAGAACCTGTGTCTGTTTCTGGAGTAGGAATAAGACCAGCCCTAACTCTTTCTTGAAAAATCATGTTTTTTTCTTCTTCGCTTTTACCTATTAATGCCTCTGTAAAATTTTCGCCTGTTTCCCCATACTTGAGGCGCATTAAATCACGTGTCTTGTCTCGCCAACTTAAAGTAGACGGATCAATAGGTGAAACTTTTTGTTCAGTCGCCATATTTTAAAGGCATTAAGGTAGCTACTCCACCTGTGTTCATACCCATTAGTTTTTGTAATTCTTGTATGAACCCTTTAGTGTAGTCATTGTTTTTATTTAACAAAAGTCCTATTTCTTTGTTTGCTTTAGGGTTGTTTAAAATATCGTTTGTGTATGTGCGGTCTATCTTATAGACAGTTTCATTTAATCTAGGTAGAAGTAAACTGGCTGCTTCTTTTTGATCATTAGCAGGTAGTTTCTTTAACTCACCAAATAGCTTTCTAAAAGCTGGTAAGTTGTCCGCCTTATCAAAAGTTTTTGGTACCATGCCTAAAAGGTTTTTAAACTTTCCTGGTCCAGCTGCCATCATTGCTACACCTGCCATATCTTGACCTGCTGTTAGCTTAGTCATCAACCTGTCTTTAGCGATAAGTTTATCGAGACCTGCCATTGCTTCTTGGTCTTTGTTTGCTTGTAGTTCTTGTAAAAAATTATCTGCCATATTACTTGTGTAGGTTAATAAAGTATTCCGCGTC